TAGATTCTCAGTTCAAATATTTTTCTACACTCTTTGTTCTTGCATTTAAAAAAGATGCCTTTACATACGGCATCCTCTGCTTGATTCGCATTAACCGGATGCCCACAGTAGGGGCACCGGACTTTTTTAGGTTTTATCTTTTCAATCTCAACCACCTCCACATAAAGCGGACATCATCCGTTCCAGTTCCGCCATCTGCTGGTCGTAGTCTTCGGCTGTCATGCGTTCGGCTCTCCTGATTCTCCAGGCATCGTGTATTCGCTTTTGGTCCTTCGTAAAGTGTTTTAGGATATCTTCATCCGTTTCAGACCGGATCGCCACCACTCGCCCAAGCGGAGTATCCGGAGACAAGCCGGACAGAAGGGAGCGGAACTCATCCCAGCTGACCGACTCAAATTCTTTTGTCCGGATTCGTAACCCGTACTGCGTCAGAAAACTGGAAATTATCAAATCCCAGTCCTCAAACAGATCGTAGTACGGGTCAATGCTCCCCCTGTGATACCCCTCCTGTAACCAGAGAAACAGCTTCCTGGATGATGATCACCATATCTCCGAATGAAGGTTTTAATGCTTCAATCTCTTTTTTTGCCTTTTCCGAGAAAATCAGATTGTATGCCTCGAGAATCTCATCGATTCCCGGCTCCTTATTTCCAAGAAGGCTCATAACCTTCAGTAAGGTAGGAGCATCCGCATTTACTTCCAGTTTCTTACCCTTAACTACCAGTGTTGGATTTTCATCAAAGCTCAGTTTATCTGTGATATCTACTACTCTTGCCATTTTTTCTTCCTCCTGTTTATGCTGCTGCCGGTGTAAAAGTTGGTTTACCCTTACATTTGACTTCGAACTCTAATGCATCAACGTTTGTGCTGTCTCCGCCTGCCGGAGTTGTCACGTTAATGATTGCCGTAAAAGATACTTTTGCACCAGACGGCATCTCCCACTCAAATGGAGCAACTACATCGTTACCGGATTTCCACGCAAGACCAGCAATAAAGTCATTACCCGGATCGCCATAAGTACGCTTACCCTGGAAAGAAAAGCTAAGTTTTTTACTAGTCATCATGGCATCGCCCCAGCCTTCTGCCTCCATCGGGTTCCACTCCTCGATCCCGCCCTCGATAGACGGTGCGAAGTTGGTAAGATTCGCAATCACCGTAGTCGCAGATTCACTGTTATCGATACCGACTTTAAATTTATTGTTATTTACCGGATATACTGTTCCTGCTGCCATATATTCGTCCTCACTTTCTTCGATAAATCAAATCCAGCCAAATCACGTATTCATATACCCCATTGTCATCCGTACCAACGTCCTGTGGTTCTGGTACCATTAGTCTCAGATAATCAATGTGGGTTTCTCCTATGTCCAGGCTGGATATGTGTTCAAATTTCTCATACAGCTCATATGCTGCTTTTTCACTCTCTGACTTGCTTCGGTTCCAGTGGACCAAAAGTGAAAGCCGTCTGACTCCGTAGGTGGTGCACTCCAGGCCGCCAAGCGCGATCTCCGGAGGGCCGGAGCCATTTCTCGCATATACACCTATTGACTTCTGCTGTTTGTTGTCCAGCTTCCCGATGTATACATGCTCATCCGTGGTCACTCTAAATGATGCAATCCACTCTCTGATCGCCGCAATTGTCAGCATTACACATCACCCACTTCCTTATAAAATCTCTTGAATGCATTGGGGGCAAAGTCCGCTTTTGCTCCGCCCGGCAGCCAATCCTCATACCATTTTCCTTTTGCATTCGGGTTTTCCTTTGTCTGGAAATTATACTCCGGATGGTAATACAGCCTTCTGGCATATGGTGTGGATGAAACAAGGCTGACTTTACCGGATGATGATTCAGAATAATCCACAAAGGTGCTCTCATTCTGCAGGTTTCCTGTATCAAACGGGAGCACCTGCGCCTGTACAACTTCTGTATGCAGTGCCTCGCCCGTCATCTCCAGTGACTTCACTGCTGCCTGTGTCAGCTCTTTAATACGAGGCATATTTAACTTTACAGTTGATTTAACCTGCATCAGATCACCTCCAGGCTACAGTAATTTACCGTGCCATCCGGGTTCCGGTTCTTACAGCCCTGCTCAATTCGTCTCCCTTCACCAAATACCGTGATGGTTCCCCCACTGAGAGACGGCATCTGCGGTGCGATGTCTCCCGGAAAGAGGGCCGTTCCTGTAATCTGGATCAGCTTTTTCTCAGCTGTCAGAATTGCCTTTGCTTTATCCTGCCAATTACAAAGCAAATCAACATCCAGGGAGTATTTTGGTTCCCCAAGATTGCTGAGTTCTTCTGATTCCAAATGTACGTGCACAGGTGTCTTACAAAGGCGCTTTGGTACTAAGCATGGATATTTCATAGCTTCACCTCGCTAACCGGCAGCACAGGCCTGTCTGACACAGCAGGGAGTATGTATCGCGTTTCATGGCTATGCCCTTATCCGTAAATACGTTCCAGGAGCTGCCGAATTGTGCCGATACTCCGTTAATGCTGTACCCCTGCAGGATGGTGTTGATTTCGTCAGCGTTCTCTGCTTCAAAATCTGCCTGCTGGCATACAACTTCCCGAATTATGTCCTGCTGAAACTGTGTTAGATTAGAAAATCCCTGACCTACAATCCGGTTGTAAGTCAGGGAATCAATGTGGCGGGAGGCCTGGCGGAGAGCTTTTAAAAGCTCATCCTCAGGCACGGTGTTGCCGGCATACTCTGTCAGATAATATTCGGTGGTTACATACGGCTCATAGGCCATAAGATCACCTCCAATCAGGCTCCAAACTCTGCTGTATCCACGTCAACAAATACACTGTCCACCTTATTATCTTTGCCATTCGGGAATACAAACACATCAGACAAGGAACGGTTCTGATACAAATAGCCATCACCTTCCGTATGCGCGCCAGGCTCGAAATAATAGATACTGGAGATTTTCGGAACGGTCTTACAGGTCTGACCGCAGGCAACCAGAACATTAATCTTGTGTGCGCCTGCCTTTGCGGTACCGGAAGCCACTTTTTTCTGCGGCTCAAAACCACCTGCTTCCGGCTCCCAGTCAAATGCATCATAGAATCTCTCATCATCCACAACTTCCATGACTGCCACACCATCAATGTCAGTAACACGGGTCTCGATGCCAATACCGCCCTCTGCGATCTGGGTCAGTTCAATCTTTCTGGTAAACTCTGTGGACTGCTCCAGCGCATCCATGATAGCACTGGAAACATACATCACAAGGCTTCCATTTGCTTTGTATCTTCTCAGCTTGCCTTTTGCCAGGATATCTTTCAACATTCCGAAGACCTTTGCTTTAGTATAGGCCGCAATCGCAGTAGTAGAATGATAACCCTCTTCTTTCTGAGCTGCCTGAGCAACCTTAGAGAAGAACAGTGCATCCGTCTCCGGCACTACCTGAGTCTGTTCAAAGGTTCTGGAGATATTCTGGATAGATGCTGTTGCGTTCGTCTCATCCACATCCGCTTTATCTACCAGGAAGGAAATATCGCGGTCATGAGTAACTGTAAACGGCACATCTTTCTGCACGTAATTACCTTTATTCCATCCGCCATTGCGATTATGATTCTTGTATCCGGATGTGGACATCTGGGTAAAATGGAAGGTTTTGGCATCCAGCCATCTTACGTTAGTAGTTACAAATGGGGACGTTAATGCTCCCTGCATAAGGATTTCTAAAAGTTCCGGCTCCCATACCTGGGCATAGTTTAAATTCGGCATATATTCACCTTATCCTTTCTTAGTTGTTGAAGCGGTTCCAACGTTTAGTCGGTACGCTCGCCTGCGGTGTCTGTGTTCCTGGCTGAGGCTCTCCGATGGTTCCACTAGATGCCCCAACTTGCACGAAACCCGTAGCCCCTGCCTGAGGTTTCAGTCCTGGAACGTCTTCCAGAACCTTATTGATGGCAGCTTTTAAAGCCTCACCGTTGATTTTTCCATCCTGCCCGATAACCTGGCTCAGATCTGCCATTTTCAGGACATATGGAATCGTTTTAGAATCAATCCCCAGTTCAACTGCCGCCAGCACTCCGGCACTCTGAATCTGGGCCTCCTGAGCCGCTGTCTGCGCCTTAGCAAGCTGTGACTGCATAGCACCTACATCTGGCTGATTCTTTGCTTTCTCAGCCTTAAAAGCTGCGATTGCCTGTTCAACCTCCTCCTGGCTAAGCCCCTGCTGTTTAAAATAGGCTTTCAATGCCGTATCTTCCTTAGCAGCCAGAGTACCATCCAACATCTGCTGAATCTTTCCATAGTCAATTGTCGGCGGTGTCGGCTGTGGTTCTGGCGGTGTTGGCTGTGGCTCCGGTGGTGTCGGATTACCAGGTTCAGCAAAAAGCTGTAAGTTCATCGGGAATTTCTTTCTCATGTCTTCGTGCTCCTTTCCATTTATGAGAGTGTCTCTCTTGTTACCTGTCCATTTTCATCGGTGTCACCGGCCGCGCAGAGTTTAGAGCCATACTCGCGTTTGGGCATAAAAATAACACCCAGATCCTGCCTGCGTGTTAATAACTCAATGACTTTCTATATCTTTTTTTAGAGCAACTTCAATAAAGCCTGCAGCTGTGGTTCCGTAACAGCAGTATTTCCAATGGTCAGTTTCTTGGTATATATACTCCTCCATTCGGCAGTGGATTTTCCTAAATCAACCATGTTGTCCTTATAGGGTTCAAGGTTTCCAAACATAGAACTTCCTCCACGGCTCACCAATGTTCCTTCAATACCACCCACCAATCCAGTTATTGCAACTTGGGTAAGCGCACACCATGTATTTGATGCCGGTGTAAATGTTATGCGTATGCCGTGTTGCGAACTCTGACCACCTACATTGCCTAGATAAAGCGTATTTACTATATGTTGAGCTTGAACGTTATTACTTTCTGTTACGAATACCCAACCAGAGACATCATCGCGTTTCTCAACCTTGATATACTTCGCATTCTGCCCAAACGCTCGCCAATACAATGAAAGTCCGTTTTCATATCTGATGCTATCTGGGAATTCGATTTCAAGTGTAACAAGCGAGTTTGAAAGGTCGATGCTCGTATAATACCTATTTGTGTCAGTTGACGCAAGTTTCCATGTTCCAGTTTCATCATTGAGTGGCATTACATTTGTATTTTCAACAAGTGCTTTAAACCAATAATATTTTCCTGTCGTCCCTCCATTTAAAAAATAGCGTACATACGCCCCTACAGGATATGTTTTTGTAGAGTCCCAATTAACATAGTCGGGATTTACCCATACGGACGGCTGGCAGAAATTTATATATGTCGTACTTGAACCATCGAATAAATTCTTTACTGCATTTTCAGTAACTTCAAGTTTATATCCATCAATCAATACTTTGACTGTTCCACCGCGCATAGTATTAAAGCCTTCTCCGTTGATCGCAGGATTGATGGATACAGCACTTCCATTATTTATGATGCTGTTTATACCACCAGTAAGTACAGACGCGTCCAGTGTTGTTTTATTTGGGTTATATGGCGTATATCCAAGTGCCTTAACAATCGCCGCACTTGTAATACTGGCATCCTTGCCATTTTCTCCATCCTTTACATCGAATGACTTGCTCCCAGCTGCATCCGTAATCGTAATACGATGTCCACCGGTAATGCTGCCAATACTCAGAGTAGGACTTACACCATCTTTTCCAGGCTCGCCTGTTTCTCCTTTGGGGCCAGCTTCCCCAGGTTTACCCTGTGGACCAGTCTCTCCAACATCACCCTTTTCTCCAGCATCTCCCTTCTCCCCACGCGGTCCCTGTGGCCCAATGTTTCCAGCTGCGCCTGCATCTCCTTTATCTCCCTTATCTCCTTTCGGTCCTATCGCGCCCACGTCGCCTTTAGGTCCAGCCGGGCCAGTTTCTCCAGTATCCCCTTTTATTCCCTGTTCCCCCATAGGCCCCTGTTCTCCTGTTGGTCCTTGCACCGGGATACCGGTATCAATATATCCTTTTACCCCTTCATCGTACTGCCACCACGTTCCGCCCTGTATGAATGGAGAATACCCTTTTTGGTAAATAACTGGCTGTGTATTTCTCACATTCTTTGCAGGACCAGAAGCAGTTATTTTGGCGAGTTTCATGACTGACCACCTCCCAACTCAAACACGGTCTCGTCTTTTCTCTTCCGAATACGTATCGGGATAATCTCAAAGAACTCTATTATCCCGTTTGAAACCAGCTTTATTTCCAGTTTTACATAGTCGCTGTCGATTGCGATCGTTTCTTCCTGGGATAATGGAAGCTGGATCTCATCATTTTCCATCACTGCTGATTTTTCATCCCACCGCTTATATTCTTTCTGATCCCCATATAAAACCGCACTGATCTGTTCTATATTCGCTATATTCTCATCAAATTCAAGAATGATGGGTTTGTTATCTCCCTGGATCAAACATTCCAAATGATGCACCTCCACTTCTCTAGGATACAAAAATACCACCGGCCTACTGACTGGTGGTATTAGATCAATGTTTATATTTACTTCCAATTGAGAGGTCTCCCTCGCTTTTTCCACTCATCATACGTTGCTTCTCGCGGAAGTATCCCAAACTGCTTCATGACATCAAAACTGCTTCTTGCATTTTTTTCTTTTTCTTCTTCGGAAAGTTGTTGCGGATGAATGAAGTGTTCTTTCTCTTCATCTGTCATTTTCATTTTTTCTTCTTCTGTAAAATGAATTTCGCTCAAGTCCATTCGAAGTTTAAAACATTCTTCACTGGAAAGCTCTTTTCCTCTTCGCTGCTGTTCCTGTTTTGGCAACAACAACCACTCCCTTGCTGTCAACGACATCCTACCCCTCCTGTAACAGAATGTACCACTTTCCATCTTGGTTTATTTTATTTTTTACCACGAAAGTGCTTTTACGTTCATACAGTACTTCTCTTTCATCTAAACCAATTGAGCTGATATCTCTTCCTCTTCGCGAATTTTCAATGTAAATTTTTACCTTTGCATTATCATTATAACCTTCGCTTTTCGCTGTGCTCCAGTACTGCGGAATTTCAATAGTTTCCCCAGGAACAAATTTAGATACAAATTCAAGTTCCAGGTCAGCAGTGTCTGGATAATCAGAAAAGTCAACCGTTCGTATCAATGTTCCCTCATACTTCGGTACTTTTTTCAAAGCATTATCTAAATCTGATATGAATTGCTGCTGTTCCAGAGTCAAGTCTTCCACACTTCTCATTCTTCTCAATGCATCATTGATTGTAAATGAGTCAAAGCTCTTATATGATAAAATCGCTCTCTGATCATTTAATGATAATTCCATTGTACCATTCTTTGAATCTTTTGCAATGTCTTTCCACTCATTCCTCTTTACTGCGTAGGCATTCTTGTTCTCTGGATCCAGTGAATATCTGGCCAACCGATCATACTTCTCGGCCTGACGCTGTGCATACTGCTGTCTGGCTTCCCGTTTTGCCTGCAGACCAACCTTTTTCAGTTCATCCTCTGTCCAGGTATCATCTGCAGTGGAAATGCCAGGAAAATATGTAGTGTGCGAATCCTTACATCGTGGATGATAAAGCCCTTTGCTGATGGCATAGCTCATCAGAGGATATTTCTTCCCGGTCTCCGGATCCACACCATCCTTGCTGCCACCGCTCCACACATCATCAATCAGCACCTTGCCGACAAAGGGCAGGCACTTCGGACACGGGTTTCCACGCTTTGCCATGATAACAGTGGCAACGCCCCACTCCTGCCGTTTCTCGCCCTCTCCCTGCAGGTATGCCCGCTTGCTGGCCGTCCTGATCGCCATATCAGCATAATCAGAGAGTGTGTGGCGTGCACCGTTGGCGTACATCACACAATTAAGGCCACGGGACAGCATGTCCTTCGTAGCCATATCAACAGCCTTTTCGTATGTGCCTGCTCCGGTATTGGCATACACCTGCGCGTTGAATATGGCTTTGCGGTAATCATCGTTGGCCTTGCGGAGCACTGCTGTTTCCACAGCTTCCATATCGTGCGTAGTGGCTTCGATCAGCGCATCCAACTTCCGGTCATTCAGCTTAAAGAACTCTGCCGTCATTGCATCATGCGCCGGTGTCCCGTTCCTGCCGTGGGTCTTCCATCCTTTCCTGATAGCCTGCAAGATTCTGATTTCCTGCTTCATATTGCCTTTCATGCGTGCCTGGCGGATCAGATGCTCAATCTGGCTATTGATGCTTTTAAACTGCTTTTGGTACTTCTTCTGGTTCTTCCGCTTGTACTTTTCCAGGGCTTTCAGCTGTTCCACCTGCCACATGGACCAGTTGTAACCTTCCTTGGTCTCTTCCGCCCTGTGCCGATCCATATTCCGGATCATGGATGCAATCAGTTCGTTTTCGATGCGCCGGAAGGCCTCAGCAAGATCGTACTCATCAGGTTGCACTCATCAGCGCCCCTTCCATAGCATCCTGTCCTGCAGGCTGCAGTATCTGGCCGTCGTTTGAGAGTACCTTGAATCCCTGTGCCTTGAATCCGCGAATCAGCTTTTTTAACTGGCTCATGCTCTTGCATTTGTCATTCCGGAGTTCCGCGTATCCTTTTTTCTCGATAGCATACACGCCAAACGGTACCTGATCACTTGCCATCTTTAACAGCCCTTGGTACTCCTCCTGGCTCATTCTGTACACTCGGTTCATCACCTTCACCTGCATCTCCGTCACCTCCCAGATTAACATTAAAAAGCCCGGCAGCCATATTAACTCCCGGTTCTTCTACCTCTGCAATTCCCTGTTCCGCTTTCAGTCGGGCGATTTCCTCCTGTTTCCACTGCTCATCCCTGGAATCACCGTAAAGTTCTTCCACCTGGGCTTCTACGCTCATCAGTGCCACACCAGGCCGTGCCTTCGCCATCGTTTCCACCTGACTTTCAAAGGACGGATTTGCATACTCTCCAAACGGAATATCTACCTTTACATCTTCCACCGGCTGTCTGATCAGAATGTTGTAAGCATTAATCGCAGCGCTTACCACCTTCGGAAGTGTTTCCTGCAAAGCTTCCACAATCGCGTTTCTGGTATACAGCGTGGTCTTTTCCTTTTCTCTCTGCGCCTCTGCATTATCCAATTTCTTCGTGTCGATGCCAAGAGTGCTTGGACTGATGATGCCCTGCAGGCACAGATCCAGCGCCGTCACATAAGATGCCAGGTAACCGTCATGTGGGATAACCGGTTGATCGGTCTGTACTTTATTTTCTCCCTTTTCATCCATGTTGTTATCTCCGGCGAAGAAACGGTTATCAAATGGATTCGGCCTCATTGGCTCACCAGTCATCGGGTCTTTGGGTACCAGGCAGTCCGGCACATACGTTCTTGCCCTGCCTGCCCGAACCGCATCCATCCACTGGGACCACACTTCATCAAAGGCATCAAAGTTATCTAGCTTACCGTCATAGATGGATCCGCCGCGGTCCTCATACTTCGCGGACTCATACACATGAATCGGTACAGCCAGGATGGTCTTCTCATCAAACCGCCAGTCCTGCAGGTCTTTAGTCTGATCCAGAACCTTCAGATCCACCAGTTTTTCATCCAAATACAGCTCGTTGATGATGTATCCGCATCCGTAACGCTCATTGAGCACGTACCGTTTTCCTTTTGCATTGTACGGCGTCTTAAAAATTACCTCCCGCAACCGATCACGCTGATAAACCGTCTCAACCCGGTCTCCCGGATACCATTCCAGGATTGGATACTCGCTCACCATCGTGTCGATCGTCACTTTGAAAGCTCCATCCCCAATGTACAGGATTTCTTTCAGCGCCTTTTCCATCTTTTTTCTGAATCCGTTCTGCTCCTCGATGGCTTCCCATATCTTACCCTGCTTACCACTGTCGAAATCGAAGTCATTCATGTCTGACAGCACAATAGCAACCAGCACCTTAACGATTAACTGGGGCAAGCCTGTGTGAATCTTGCGCATCTCAATGCCAGGCGTGCTCTTGCTGGCCCAGAATTTGTATTTATCAGCATAATCCTTCAGAGTTCCGTAAAGCTGTTCCAGTTCATTGCCGTCACCACGATACCAGATCCGGTTGCGGATGGCATTGGTCTCAAAGTCCATCATCTCCCTGATCTGGATGCTGTACGGCGCCGCTGAATCTATCTGCAGCCAGCTTTTTACGCCTCGGCGAATATTGTCGCCCATCTTTTCCAGCCACCTCATTTCTGCTTATCCTCCTCAAAACCTATCATGGACCGGTACGGGATCCATGCGTACTGATTTGCGTTTATCGTATGGTCGTTCCGGTCTTCCGGCTCGTCCTTATCTTCCTTCCAGCTGTACTTGTCAAGCTCGGCCAGATGCTCCGGGCACTCGTCAACCACCAGATAGCAGCCCTGCTGGATCCAGCCAAGCTGCAGCTTGATTCGGTCCAGAATAGTCAATTTCTTATACGCATCCCAGAAATTGTAAAGACAGCTATGCAGCCGCTTATACTTTTTCAGCTCCGTCATAGTTGCCTGGTCGGCATTGTCTACATAGACATCCTTGGCAAAGCCCCACTTCTTCCGGCACTGCTCCAGAAAATCAATGAGTTTTACCACCGTGTCACTTGGCGCAATCGGATTTTCCAGGTCTGCGTTGTTGTAAACCTTCTCAGCCAGCGTGATCAGACGTCGGTCCGTTGTAATGCCCTGGAAAAGCATCGCGATCGTATCCGGAGACTTACTGGAATATGCCGTATCCATTCCGCAGGTAAACTTCTTCCACTGGATCCGTCCCGCTTCCACTTCTGATCTCACCCATGCCGCAGTAACAACATGCTTTTTCCGGTCAAAGTTTGGAAACACCAGGCCGGTTGCCTTACCACGCAGCCCCAGGATCTTGTTCTTCCAGATTTTCGTTCCTTTCGGAGTGTTTGCCAGGATCTTATCCAGTTTCTCTTTCGGAAGTCCCAGGTTATGCACAAAAGAAAAGAACCAATGCACCCAGCCGGGCTTTGGTTCCTCTCTCAGTTCATCTTTAATTTCCTGTGGTGTCTCTGCTTCCCACTCTGGAAGCGGTCTGCTGCAGTTGATGTACTCCTTGTACACATCCAGTGACGGATCGTCTGGATTGAGTGTAGCCATTAAGTAGTCGCATCTCATGGCAGCCTCACGGACAAAGTCAATGTCCGCGGTGTTAATCTCATCGATATACAGGCAACCATACTGACCGCCAAGGGCCTTCTGCCACTTTTTCTTGTCTCCGTAACCCATCACATAAATGACCTTGTCGCCGCCCGACGTGCGGAACAGGATGTGCGGGATCTTGTCGTCCTTGGTTCCGTTGCCGTTGTACTCAACCAGTACCCCAAAATCATCCACGATGCCCAGGTCTTTGTTGATGATGTTCTTTTCCGCGGTTCCGGTGTCCTTGGCCGCGATGATGTGCAGCTTCTTCGGTGACTCCGCCACCTTAAGCATAAACTTAAACAGCCCTACCGTAGTCTTTCCGGCAGCAGTAGTCCCCTCCAGGAACTCCACCGGAGCGTCGCATCGAAGGAAGGCTTTGTATTTCTCCGACAGAAGTAAACGCTCCGCGCTCACTATCCACCACCTCGCATCTGCTGCAGGATGTCGTCCAGCTTATTCTTCTCCTCGTCCAGGCCGGAGACCTCCAGCTTGTCCTTAAACATGCCAAGATGGCGCCCCAGAAGCTCCAGAGCCTTCTCCTTGTCATTCAGCTTCAGCTCAATACCGAACTTGCCCTCTTTAATCCCGGCAATAGCCCTGATCTGGCTCTCCGTCAGATCTGCTGTATCCGTCAGGACCACATTGCCATTTACAATTTGGGCGAAATCCGTAGCTTTCGTAAAGGCAATAGCAGCCAGTTCCTCGATTACCCTGTCCTGGGTAACCTCGGTCCGTTTCTGCCGTTCCTGCATGCGCTCAGAAATGTAGGCGGCAACCTTAACATTTCTTAACAGCCTGGCAGCTGCAGCCGCAGCCACCTCATCATTTTTAACCCGTGGATATGCGACCTTGTAAGCCCGGGTGGCATTCAGGTCGATCAGGTATTCATCCGCAAAAATCTTCTGTTTTTCTGTCACTCGTGCCCACCTCTCTTTCTAAAATACGATCCCACCGACACCATAGGAGACAGCCTGGCGCTGCCTCTCGGAGGTGTTGCTTGCTGGTGCCGTGTGCGCCGCATGAAAATTGACATAACAAAAAGCACCTATCTTTCGACAGGTGCCCTCGGGAGAAAATCAATTATGGTCATGAAACCATCGGGGCGGAAGGAATTGAACCCTCGACATGCTGGATATAAGCCAGCTGCTCTAACCGACTGAGCTACGCCCCAGGGGTTCCCCGCCGGGGTCACTGTCCAGCGGGGATTGACGTACATACGGAGGAGTATTCAACGCTCTTGCAAGCGTGTCCGTTGAAGCTGTCAGCTATAAGCCTTTAGCTTCATGATACACTATACCACTTTAATTCGTGACATGTGTGACATTCGTGACAAAATTCATTTTTATCCCATAAATCTCGAATACTCTTTTTTCATGCTGATTTCAGTCGCCCCGCGCCCCATGCGTATAGCTACCTGCTCCCATGTCATTCCTTCAAAAATCCGATATCGGATAATACGCTGCATCCGCACCGGAATCGTATTGATCCACACTTCCACGTCCTGTTTAATCCGCGCCGCATTCCGCAGGCGCTCTTTTAACACTTCTTCCAGACGATCCTCTGCACCTGGCTCTTGCATTGATGCATACGCAAGTCCCTCAATCCGATACGTCTGCATCGTATATGGAAAATCATGTGATGAGCCTTTGACAACATCCTGCTCTTGCCGTTTTTTTGCTCTCCTAATCTTTTCCAGCTCTGCTTTTGTCTCCTTGACCTGGGCGCAGGCATCTATGTACTGCTCCAATATCCGTTTGTCCAACGGTACCACCTCCCTCTATTATCCTTTCCCAATTGAGTTATCGAGTTAAGCCAACTCATAATTGAGTTATTAACTCGTCAGTTAAATTTCGACATTCACCGTATCTCCTACCATTCAAGCGAATCAAAGTTTTTGCTCAGCTTTTCCTGCTGTCTGTCTAATTTTTCAAAGTTTTCCTGTTGCTGCATAAATTCCCGTAAACTTTTCGGTTTTTGCCTGGATGTACTTTGTTCCATTTCATTGAGCAGCCTGTCACTTTTCTCCTTAAACAGTGCCACACATAAGTTTCTTGTCGCTCTTTCACTCAGGCAGCTCTTATGAAAAAGTGCGTTCAAAATTTCCTCTTTGGTAAATGTCTTTACAAATTCCTCTGCTTTCAAGTTCTCACCCCCATAACTCCTATGCAAATCTCAACTGCCCGCCAGCATCCTCACCTAGGCGATCCGCGCGGCAGTTTAGCAGCCTCTTCGCAACGCATAACTCTTTCAGATTCGCCCGCACCAGTGCCGTAGGTATTGGCGGACACACAGCGTTCCCGCAGCGCCGCACCTGCTCCGCTCTCGGATAAGGCTTCCCGTCGCAATCCCGGTCGATGATGTAGTCGTCCGGAAATCCCTGGCAGCCGTACAGCTCTTTCGGTTCCAGCATCCGCAGTCCGATATCCACAATCTGATATTCAGTGCCATATATGGTTACCAGCCCGAAACGATCCTGCGCTGTGATAGTATCAAG